GGCTACAGAGCGGCGAGCAACATTACTACTGGTTCTGGTAACACAGCTGTCGGAACTTGCGCGCTTCACGACAACACCTCAGCGGGTTGTGGCACAGCATTAGGACACGCTGCACTTCAAAGTAATACCACCGGCTTTATGAACACAGCGGTTGGGTGGTGCACACTTCAAGCAAATACAACTGGCCTTGCTAACGTTGCAGTGGGCGGAAGGGCGCTATTCACTAACATTGCTGGACAGTCGAATACGGCCGTTGGGTGTGGTGCGTTGCGCACCAACACTGGTAGTAGTAACACAGCAATAGGCCGTTGTGCTTTGGAAGATAACAGCACAGGAGCTTCGAACGTAGCGATCGGGATGGGCGCGGCCGAAAAGTCTACCACTGGCATTTTTAACGTTGCGGTCGGTGTCAGTGCATTGTGTGACAATACCACTGGTTTTAATAATATAGCCGTTGGTATCAATTCAATGAAATTAGCGCAGACTACCAATGGGAATGTAGCAGTAGGGCCAAATGCACTTTGTTCTACGACTGGCAACAATAACACAGCCATTGGTTCTGATGCGCTGTGTGGTGTCACCAGTGGTGAAAACAATATTGGCGTGGGTCATGATGCAGGTAAAACTGGTGCATCGCCCCTTGCAATCACTACAGGTAGTAATCAAGTAGTGATAGGGAACAATGATCACAACTGCTTTGTTGCTAATTGCGCGTGGCAAACTTCATCAGACTGTCGTGATAAAACAGATATAGATAGTACAGTCTACGGCTTAGATTTTGTGTTAGCTCTTCAGCCTGTAGAATACAAATGGGACAAGCGGTCTAAGTACGGATGGGACGAAGAAACGCAATCTTATGTCGAAGGTGATGGTAGCAAAAAAGAAGCAAGATGCTCTATTGGTTTTCTTGCACAACAAGTCCTTGAAGTAGAAAACCAATTTGCACCAGATCGCAATCCGATTATTGTAAGCGATGATGACCCATTGAAGTTAAACATGGGAGAGACACACATCATTCCAGCCTTAGTAAAGGCAATCCAAGAGCAGCAAGACATCATTGACGCTCTTACAGCACGTATTGAAACTTTGGAGAATAATTAATGTTAAACACCTATGTGATTGAAGGTGGAATTGGAAAATGCACAGCGTTTACAGCGTTGATACCGAAGCTAGCTGAAAAAGCTGGTGAAGGAATACAAATCTATACACCTTACCTTGATTGCTTTGCGTTCAATCCTGATGTGGCAATGGCATATGAGCAGTCGCTTCCACTAAGAGATTCGCGTATTCAACAAAGCGATAACATCTATTACTGTGAACCGTATAAAAGCAATTTTGCACTAGGTAAGCAACACATTATTGAGTCTTACTGTGAACTATTTGGTGTTGAGTTTGAAACGAGTATGGCACCAAAGCTATACACCGCGCATCTCAAAGATCGAGCAACAAATTGGTTAGAAAAAAACGGCATTAGAGGCAAATACATTATGATACAGTTTACCGGCGGTCAGACACCAATCGGCTGGTCAGCGAATGATAGGTATGCAAGTCATAATCCAGGTCGAAACTATCCGCTTTTTTTGGCTCAGCAATTAGTCAACCTGTTGCGATCACAGTATCCAGATACAACTATCATTGATTGTACACTGCCGAACGAACCCGCGTATGCAGGAAGTATTAAGTGTGATGAGCACTGGGCTGTTGTTCACGAAATGTTAAAAGAGGCTGAAGGCTTTATTAGTATTGATAGCAGCCTACAACACTTTGCAGCTTCAGCACAAACGCGCGGAGTTGTTCTTTGGGGATGCACTCGATGGACACAATTTGGCTACGGCCACAACACTAATTTGCACTTCCATATGGACGGCAAATGGGATGAATCAAATTATGATGAAAGCGATCCGCGGAATATTATGATCGATCCGTCCACTGTTTTAGAATCTTACAAAAACCTTACATTAACGGGAAAAGATACTCCCGTTAATGTACACTGTTTGAGCGCTTAAAGGAGCAAAATATGAGCGAAGAAATCGATTGGCAACGTACTTACAGTGCCGCAATGGATTCAGTCAATTTATTAAATGCAGGAAAGCAAGAGGATGAGTCAAACGAAGACTGGGCAGATTGCGTGTCTCGCAACGTCGAACACTTGAAAATTATTGTAGCGAAGGAAGATTGGCCTTCAGAGTTTGACTTGACACCGTTCAACGACGCTATTTCGGCGAATGATTAGTGTCCCTGTCAGTGTCGGTGAGGTGCTAGACAAGATTTCCATATTGGAGATTAAGTCAGAACGCATCACCGATACTAGTAAACTGAAGAACATCCGCACAGAGCTAGCACATCTTTTGGTTGTTGCTGAAGCACACCGGCATCTTGCATTGGAGTCAGAACTAAAAGAGGTGAACGAAGCTTTGTGGGACATTGAAGATCGCATTCGTGTCAAAGAGCATCTTCAAGAATTTGACAGTGAGTTTATCGAACTAGCTCGTTCGGTTTATGTTACTAATGATCGACGTGCTAATATCAAACGAGAAATTAACATAGCAGTGGGCTCGACACTCGTAGAAGAAAAGTCTTATGCCTAAGACAGTGAGATAAATACTATTACTAAATACTTAACAAATATTTTTTAATAGAATAGGTTATTTTGTAAATTGATAAATGATAGCATCGTAGTACTTAGCGGTGGATTTGATCCAATTCACTCTGGTCATATTGAATTAATAAAAGAAGCGCGAAAAATTGGTAGAGTTATTTTAGCTCTTAATTCCGATGAATGGCTTACGCGTAAAAAAGGTAAACCCTTTATGCCATTCGAAGAACGCAAAGCCGTTTTTGATCAGTTTAAAAATGTGTTAAACGTAATCTCGTTTGATGACTCGAACAATAACGCGGTTGATGCTATTCATCAAGTAAAAAATATGTTTCCGAATCATAAAATTATTTTTGCGAACGGTGGAGATCGCACTCAATCGAATATACCAGAAATCGATTATTTCGTTGATGATCCTTTAGTAGAATTTGCTTTCTCTATTGGTGGCAACACTAAGAAAAACAGCTCATCTTGGATTTTATCTGAATGGAAACACCCTAGTGAATTACGTCAATGGGGTAAGTTTATGACATATTATGATTCCAAACAAACTAAAATTAAAAAACTTGTTATCGAACCAAATAAAAGCATTTCAATGCAGTATCATAATTCCAGATCAGAATTTTGGTTTGTTGAATCTGGTGAAGGCAAAATATACACACTCATTGATAACAAAGAGGTGTTCTTGAAAACTGTAAGTAAACACGATTATTATCATGTTGATGTAAGACAATGGCATAGGATAGAAAATCCAAACACAGCTAAACTTGAGATTGTGGAGATACAGTACGGTGATCAATGTGTGGAACAAGATATCGTGCGCTCGCATTTTTAAGTTTATATAATTAAATTTAGTATAAATAGTCTAAAGAAATTTAAACTCTTAGGACTATGAAATGGCGAATCCGTCTACACGACAAGGCCTGATTGATTACTGCCTTCGAGAGCTTGGTGATCCTGTTATTGAAATTAACGTGGATGAAGACCAGCTCGAAGATAGAGTCGATGAAGCACTTCAATACTATCGAGAGTATCATTCAGACGCGACGGTACGTACTTATCTGAAACATGAGATTACGGCTGCAGATGTCTCAAACGAGTACATTGAGCTTGATTCAGATATCATCTTCGTTTCAAAGATGTTCCCCTTAGCTTCTAACTTCAACTCTGGTCGTAACTTCTTTGATATCAAATACCAGATGATGTTAAACGACATGGCATCGTTAATTCACTTTGCCGGTGATCTTGCTTACTACGAGCAGATGCAACAGTATCTATCACTCCTTGATATGAAGTTGAATGGTCAACCACAGGTTCAGTGGTCACGTAGACAGAATCGTCTTTACATCTTTGGAGACTTTGAAGACGGCGATATCGAAGAAGGTGACTACATTATCGCTGAAGTCTATACAATCATCGATCCAAGCACTCACACAGCAATTTGGAATGACATGTGGCTCAAGCAGTATACCACAGCACTGATCAAAAGACAGTGGGGCGCTAACCTGATTAAGTTCGAAGGTATGCAACTACCTGGTGGTGTCGTCATGAATGGTCGCCAATACTATGATGATGCAAATCAAGAGATTGAAAGACTGCGTGAAGAGATTCGAATGAATCACGAACTTCCTCCCGACTTCTTTGTAGGCTGATATCATGGGAATGAATCCATACTTCAATCAGGCTGTACGTTCAGAACAAAACTTGTACGAAGATATTACGATCGAGGCTTTAGAGATCTATGGCCAGTCGGTCTACTATCTGCCACGCACGATTGTGAATGAAGATAGTATCTTTGGTGATGACATACCTTCTTCATTCGGTTCTGCTTACAAGATTTCCATGTATATTGAGAATGTCGAAGGCTTTGACGGTGAAGGAGATCTTTTCACTCGGTTTGGAGTAGAGATTCGAGATGAAGCGACATTCATTGTTGCACGGCGTCGTTGGGATCGATTTGTCAAGCGTGTTGACGCTGAGATCTCTGTTCCAAGACCAAAAGAAGGTGATCTTATCTATCTTCCAATGACAAAGAAGCTTTTTCAGATTATGCACGTCGAACATGAGCAACCATTCTATCAGTTAAGCAATCTACCGACTTACAAGATGCGTTGTCAGTTATTCGAGTACAATGATGAAGACTTTGATACAAGTGTTGAAGAGATCGATGAGATTGAAAGAGACTATGCATATACTTATCAATTATTACTTAATAGCGACAGCCCCTACATTAAAATTGGAGACACCGCTACTCAAACTTTAAGCGATGGCACTGTAATTACGGGTGAAGTATCAAAGTGGTCAGATTCTGATAATACGCTACACCTTATTCATGTAGGTGCATCAGATGGCGACTACCACGAGTTTATTACTTCTCAAGATGTTACCGTTAACGATTCAGACTTTGGTCTTTTGTCTGTTGCAGAAGACAACAAGATTTCTCAAAATGAACAGAACGATGACTTTAGTACAATCTCAGATGGATTCATCGACTTTACTGAGAATAATCCATTTGGTGATCCGGAGAATAGCTAGTGTTTGGTAATTATTTCTATCATGAAAAGATTCGTAAGTGTGTGGCTATCTTTGGTCGCATGTTTAATGACATCTATATTCTTCGCCGTACCGCGTCAGGTGGATCTACCTCTCAGGTAAAGATTCCACTCTCTTATGCACCGAAGCAAAAGTATCTCGAAAGAATTCGTGAGAACCCAGATTTGTACGATGACACAAAGGTGGCAGTCAAGCTTCCACGTATGTCGTTTGAAATCACAAACTTTGCCTATGATACCTCACGCCAGTTAACAAAGACGTCGACATTTAATACAATCGGGACAGCAAATACGAATCGTCAGAAGTTCTTTCCACCGGTTCCGTACACGATTAACTTTCAGTTAAACATCTATGCAAAGACGCAAGACGATGCTCTTCAAGTTGTTGAACAAGTATTACCATTCTTTAATCCACAATACACTCTAACGATCTCACCGTTTCCGACAGAATATCCTGACTTTAAAGAAGATATACCTATTGTTATAC